GGAACTGATGTATTCACAATTTCAATAAACTGGAATCCTTTCAACGGATTCTAATAACCCCTAAACTACAATATGATGACTGATAAGGTATCAGAGTTTCTTAAACTGCAGGAAATGATTAATTTCCAAATCGATTTGACTGGCGAGGCTAGTCTTGAAATGGCAGATGAATTAGAAGAGATTTCTAACTCTTTGAATTCAGATGAAATTGAATATATATTTGAAATGTTTTCTAATAACTAACCCCCTTAGATATGAATAAGTTAGAAGTAACCTCCGAATTGATTGGTAAATATATCAACCAAGTCCTTTATACTGATGTAAATCCTGTTGGTAAAATCATCGGTATCAAAGGTAAAACAAAAGTTCTCATTCAGCCTGTAGTGGCTGGTCCCAATAAAGCTAAAATGGAATACATTCCTGGCGGATTTGCTGGGCATTGTTACAACCAATCCGAACAAGAGTATGATTTTGTTGAAGTAGGTGAGCCATTTGAAGCTCCAATATCCAATTCATCCCTAAGAGGTAGAATGTGGAGAATAGGTGATACACCGCGAAAGTATTATGATTATAACTTCTAAAATATATAAATCCTCTAAAACTATGTATTTTTCTTTAGGAGTTATTGAAAAGATTGAGAAAGAATTCGGTTCTTTTGTAGTAGATCGAGTAATCGGTGGTTCTAATGATACACAACTCATTAGATTTGGTGGATGGAATAGAATTAATTTTAATAAACTTCAACAAATTGTTGGTGATGAAGCGGTAATCGTAGAAAATGAACTTGATGATGATGACCGTAAAACTTTATACTCTTATAAATTTTATAAAAAATAATATATGGACATAGTAAATCAATATCAAAAAGCAGCAGAGGAATTTGCATTGGAATATGATGTAACCAATCCTCACATTATCCGAATTATCGCATCAGTAATGATGACAAGAGATGGTAAAGGATTGCAAGGTGGAAGTTTCGTTCAATCGGTAGTAGATAACGATTTGTTCGGAGCAATCGCAAAAGCAGATAATGAGTGTTATAATCACTTAAAAGTAATAGTAGCAGCAAATCAGTATTCGTATCTAAACTAATAAAAAATGAAAAAATTCAGCGTAAGTGAAATTCTTATCCTAGTAGTATGTGTAGTTTGTATTTTCGTAAGTGAATACATCTATTTGGTTCAAGGTGACCCATTGAAGGCAATCTTTATTGGGTTATGGCCTCCAACGATTTTGGGTTTAGTTAATTTTGTAAATATAAAACGGAAGTAATATGGAAAATTTGGATATTATAATCCTAACAACTATCGTATCTACACTATTTTTGGTTTTTTTCGTACTGATGTATAAAGAATTCTCAAAAATGGAAAAAGAGGAGTATACCTATAAAGCGGATGTAAAACGATATGGTAGAGATGGTATCTACAATTTGTTGGAAAGATTATTTGATGATGATTTACAAACTAAATCTCAAAAGGTGAAATTGTTTAAGACAATTGATAGAACCATCTCAGATATGGAAAGTGATGGGATGTATTTTTCTAAAGATATAAAGGAAAAGTTGGAAAAAGAAAGAGAAGAGTTGTTTTGCGAGTATAGTGGGTTACCATCTCCCAAAGCATACGAAAGAGATGACCAAATATAAAACGGATAAGAAATGGAATTTTTAACAGATATTGGAGTTGTGACATTAGAAACTGCTAAGCGGTTAAAAAGTAATGGGTTTGATGTTCCTACTAACTTTTACTTTGTGGACGAAAAATCAACCGAAACCGATAGTGGTAAGTATTTACTACGATGTGGAAAGGGTAGAGATAACCACAACCGAAGAGGTAGAGAGTTTTATTCAGCTCCATCGAGTGTTGAATTGCAAAAATGGGAAAAATAAATGAGAAAAGGCTTGTATTATTCAAGCCTTTTTCGTATGTTTGTAAGGTAGTGAGAGTTCAACCCCTAAAACGATAAAAATTATGACATCCAATCAAAAATTAGAATTGAAAAAAATACTTACCGAGGTTGTAATAAATCATTGGCAAAACTATCTCAAAAATAAGTTAAAAAAAGATCTTATAGGTGGTAAACTCAAAGCATGGGACACTCAGGGAGAAGATGTAGATTTTTTATTAGCATCAACTTTATCACGCTCTTATGACAGTTCTCGTGGAAATCTTTGGGAAAAGATTTTATTTGAAATTTCAACATATTATAATGATAAAACTTTTAAAAAGATAAAAGGTTTAAAATTAAAATCAAATGGAAAGGATTGGATTGTTGACCTTGCTTTTGAAAGAAATGGTAAAACCTATCTAATTGAATTAAAGTTGGGAGGCGAGTTAGATAATAAAAAAGCATTATCAGAAGCAAAGGCTTTATTTGAAAGAAAAAATGTATTACTTGAAAACAAAATTGCTTCAGATATTGAAACTTATCTTGGAATTATTACTTTAAGTAATGGAGAAAATAATCCTACAGAGTGGAATATGGGAAGAGTGCAGTTGGGATTTGATAGAAGTGAAGTTTTTGTAGAAAGAGAATTATTTGACTTTGTATCCAATGATACTGATTTATTTGAATTTATAAAAACAGAAATACAGCCAATAGCTATGAGAGAATGGAAATTGGTAAAAGAAAAGATAAAATCAACATATTTATAATAAACAACCATTTAAAAGATTGATACAATGAAACCATTCTTTAAGTGGGCTGGGGGGAAGACTAAAGAGCTGCCCAAAATAAAACAATATCTCCCTAAAAAAATAAACACTTACTATGAACCTTTTGTAGGGGGTGGTGCTGCTTGGTTCGAATTAAATCACACACCATCTGTAATAAATGATAAATGGTTTGATGTTTATAATTTTTATACTCAACTTAAAGAAAATTCTGATATTTTAATTTCAAGATTACAAGACATAATAGAAAATTACAATTGTATACATTTTGAAGGAATAAGTAAAGAAGAATTCTCCAATACCGCTGGTAAACTATATTATTATTACAGAGATAATACATTCGAAAATCCTATTGATAAAGCTATTCAATTTTGGATTTTAAGACAATTATCTTTTAGTGGAATGAATAGATTTAATTCAAACGGAGAATATAATGTTCCATTTGGATGGTATCAAAAATTAAGACAAATTGAATGGAGTGAAGAATTTCAATCTCTTTTTGAAAATACAACTATTTTAAATGTTGATTTTGAAGAATGTTTAAGTAATGTAGTAGAAAATGATTTTGTATTTTTAGATCCACCATATACAACTAAATTTAATAAATATTCACCGGATGGGTCTTTTACTCAAAATGATCAAATACGATTAGCGAATTGGTTTAGAAATTCTAAATCAAATAATATGATTATTATCAACAAAGATGATTTTACAACAGAATTGTATAGAGATTATATAGTTGAGGAATATGATTATCGTTATTCGATAAAAGTTAGAGATAGAATTTCATCTGAGGCAAGTGAAATAAAGCACATAATCGCTACAAACTATAAAATAGAAAATAAATCTGGTGAATTTTTTACTTAAAAACTTTTGGAATTCTGAATTATTTTTAGTATCTTTGTATCATTAGTAATCACAGAAATCCAGGTTTTTGATATTTATATACGATGTGTAATCACATATTAAAACCTAAAACAAATTAAATTATAAACCTTTAAATGTTAAAACTATGGCTATTAACTTAGACGCAATCAGAGGTAGACTGAACAAACTACAAAACACAACAGCTAAGACTGTAGAACAATGGAAACCAGCTCCTGGTAAACATCAAATCCGTTTAGTTCCTTACAAATTCAACAAAGAAAACCCTTTTATTGAATTGTTTTTTCACTACGGAATTAATAACAAAACTTATCTATCACCAATTTCATTCGGACGAAAAGATCCTATCGTTGAATTCGCTGAAAAGTTGAAAAGAATGGGCGATAAGGAAGATTGGAGAGCTGCAAAGAAAATGGAGCCAAAACTTAGAACTTTCGTACCAGTATTGGTAAGAGGTGAAGAAGGAGAAGGAGTTCGTTTTTGGGGATTTGGTAAGACTGTGTATCAAGAAATCTTAGGATACATTGCAGATCCTGATTACGGAGATATTACTGATGCACATGGAGGAAGAGATATCGTTGTTGAAATTGTTTCAGCGGAAGATAGTGGAACTTCATATCCAGTAACAACTATTAGAGTTAAACCAAAAGAAACTCCACTTGCTGATACAAAAGAGCAAGTTGATAAGTTCTTAAATGAACAGAAAAACATTACAGACCTGTATCAAGAACTTTCTTATGAAGAATTGAAAGGTGTATTGGAAAGTTGGTTAAACCCATCTGCAACTAATGATGATGGAGTAGAAGCTGTATCTACTGAAGAACTTTCTAAAGCAGTACCATCTAATACCTCTAAAACGGATGATGATACTGAAGCAACTCCTGCTCCAAAAGCGGAAGCACCAACTAAAAAATTAGATGATGTAGCTGCCGCATTTGATGACCTATTCAATTCTTAATAACCAAAACTTATGGCGAAAGCAACTAAGGAAGTGGACTTGGCGGAAATACTCGCCGAGTCCCTTAACAAACAATCAAAAGACCAGAGAGTAGCATTCTTTTTGGACAACAATGACTCCCCTACGAATGTAGAAGGTTGGATTTCAACCGGAGCATCAATGTTGGATGTGGCAATCTCTAATAGACCTTATGGGGGTTTGCCAGTTGGTAGAATTACCGAAATTACTGGATTGGAACAAAGTGGTAAATCATTGGTATCAGCACACTTACTTGCCGAAACTCAAAAGTTAGGTGGTATTGCTGTACTAATTGATACTGAAAATGCAGTAAGTAGGGAGTTCTTAGAAGCCATTGGAGTAGATACATCAAAGTTACTATATGTAGCAGCTGAAACTGTTGAGCAATGTTTTGAGTATACTGAAACCATTATTGAGAAAGTAAGAACTCAATCAAAGGATAAGTTTGTAACAATCGTTGTTGACTCAGTAGCAGCAGCATCAACTGAAAAGGAGATGGAAGCAGATTATGGTAAGGATGGTTACGCTACCGATAAAGCAATTATCATTTCCAAAGCAATGCGTAAAATCACAAACCTTATTGGTAGACAGAAAATCACTCTAGTTTTCACAAACCAA